TGTCGCCCCCCGTGTCAATTTTGTCATGGGGGTCTGAAAGCGGGTTGACGCCCGCGAAGATCTTCCGCTGGTCGGTGCCGCCTTCGCCGTCCGTGATCCGGATCAGGCCGGCGTTTTTCAGCGCGTCCAGATAGCGCTGCACGGTCCGGATCCCGACGCCGTAGAGCTCGGCGAAATACTTGTTTGACGCGAAGCAGTAGCCGCGCACGTCGGTCAGACTGCTGATTTCGCCGTAGAGCAGCTTCGCGCCGGAGGGGATGTCTGCGGCGTACCGGACCTGAGCGGGGATCACGGCCCAGTAGCCGGGCTCGATTTTCTCGTTCGTTTCTCATCACCTCTTCGGGGATGCCGAAGCTGGCACGGAAAAGCCGCGCCAGCCGGGCATTGAATAATCCTTGACAGGATTCGGGAAAAATGCTATCATAATGGTGTTCTCATCGCTTCGGCGATACGCGCTCTCGGAAGTTGCCGCTTCCGGGGGCGTTTTTTATTCGCCGAGGCCGGTCAGCAGATCGCGATCGCGGCGTCCAGCAGTGCGGCCAGGTGGTCGCAGAGCAGAGCCAGAGCGATGCCGACGGAGCACACCGCGCCGAGGCCGGCGCAGGTGCGGGCGATTTTCACTCATTTCACCTCCTTTTTCGGCGGAGTTTTCTTGATCAAGCTGTAAAGTAACCTTACGTGGTCGGGAGGACACCTTTCGCACTCAGGATTAAAGCAAGTTTCACAAAGCTCACAAGAAACATCCTCATCAAAGCGCTGCTTATAATATTCGTCCGGTGCCGGAAGCTGAAACGGAATCCATTCGGGCTCCTTAAAATCAATGCGAACTACAATTCTTTTGCAGTCTTTGTTGAGTGGTGGTTGGTACTTCCCGATGAGCAGTTTTTCCATAATGTTCATTTCAGTCTCCGAATTGCATAAAGCAATGTAAAGACTGCAAAATGTGTCTTGGAAACGTGCTTCTTTCAAATGCTCAGAAATCCGATGGTAAATTGGGCGAGCAGTTTTCCCGATATAAAGCACTTTGTCGCCTTCCACGTACTTGTAGAGATGATACGTTTCCTTTTCTCCTCCTTTCGTTTAGGTTTTCGCTGCGTAGGCGTCAGCCAGGCGGCGGATCACGTCACCACCATAGGCGTTGCGCGTGAGCTCGATAAAGCTCTCCACGGTGCGTATTCCGTCCAGCGCTTCCAGGCCGCGTTCGGCTGCGAACTGACGGCGCCCCATCTCGCAGGATCCCGTCAGGCGGTGATGCCAGTCAAAGAAGTCGGAATCGGGATATTCAACGCCCCATGTGTGCTCGTCGATAAATGCCTGGATCCGGTCCTCCTCCGGCATATCCTCAAAGAGTTTGTCCCGCAGTGCTTCCATGGCCTTGGCCAGCGTCTTGCCGTGGGCGAACTGGTTTCCTTGCTTAACGACAAAGCAGGCCTCAAGGCTCAGATCGCCTTTGAGGATCGCGCCCTTTGCGATCTCTCCGCGAACGCGCCTCAGGAGTGTCTGAACGCCGTCGACCAGATAAACTGTCTCGCCGTTGATTATTTTGATGCCGTAGCCGTAGCCGTAGCCGTAGCCGTCGCCGTCGCCGTAGCCGTAGCCGTCGCCGTCGCCGTAGCCGTAGCCGTATATGGCAAGCGTTTTTCTGCGGCCTGTAATCTCTCTTAACACCTTTATTTCAGAACAAACGCACTTGTCACTCGATTCGATAATTTGCCCGCCTGCCTCCACCTCAAAAAGGCGTGCATCCTTGTCGTAATAGCCAAACGGCTCGCTTATCCGCTTGCAAAAATGGAACCCGTTTTCGCACAAGCCTATCATCTTGTCTGTCCTGTACGTCTTGCCGACCTCGTACTGAAACCATAGACACGTCATGTCTTGGTTGAACGCTTTATATCCCCTCATTCTTCCTCCTTATACGGTTCTGGTAGCGGCATCCATGCAAGCACCTTCCACTCTGGCGGTAAAAAACAATCAGTTGTATCCGAATACCACTCGCCATCAACCGTGTGTCCATAGTCAATGATTGTTTCATCATCATCGGCATTGAATACCGTCATTAGCACATAGGCTGAATAGGTTGAATGATGGAAATAATGCTGGAAAGTCGCCCCTGTCCAATAGTCTTCCTCTGGCAATCTCTCACTGCACGGAATCCACTCGTGCGGTTCGATGGTTGGCATATTGTATATGGTTGCGCGGACGCTCTCCGTTCGTACAAATTCGCCGAGCGGGAATGCCGTCATCAATTCGTCTGCATCTATCAATCTCATCCCTATTCCCCCTTATAAGGCTCTGGTAGTTCTTGCCATGCGATTATCTCGATAATATGGTCGATCAGGTCTATATCGTTTTTTCCATACTCTTTTAAGATGTCTATGCAGGTAGCCGAAGACCAGTACCAACAACCGCCGTAATACACAGCGCATCCAGTTTGCGGAATGTCCTTAATAGGCGCGTACTCTCTGTTTATCCAAGTTACAACGACCTCTTGTAAGTCCTCTGGCGGCCGCTCTGAAACCGGAATCCAACCTGTCCGCTTTTTCGGCACCTCTTCCAAAACAGAGATAATCCATGCCTTGTCGTAGGTGTCGCTGAATCCATTCGGGCAATCAGGCAGGGCTTTGATTGCATCTATTGCATCGTCCAGATATATCGTTTTTCTATTGTCCATCCTGTACCCCTTTGTACGGCTCTGGTAGCGGCATCCATGCGACAACTTCAACCCATTCTGGAATCTCATGTCTTGTGAATAAAGACATCCACTTTCCGTCTATCGTCAGAGAAATTTCTACAAAAGAGTGGCCATCGTCTTCTAGATTGATGCATGTAATGAGCACATAATCTGACTGCTCTGGTGCATCGCCGATCTTGATGTCTTCCTCTGGCATTAGCTCGGATACTGGAATCCAACCCGTCGGCTTTTCCGACACGTTCAGCAGTTCCTCTATAGCGTTGGCGGCTTGCCATACAACATACATATCATTTGCATCTACGCCATATTGGTACTCTGTCTCAGCCTGACTTTCGGCAAGCTCTCTCAAGCATCGTGTGATTTCTTTGTACTTATCCATCTGCCCTCCTGTTCCATGCGTCTATGGCTTCTTTCTCTGTCTGCCAAAACGGCTGTGTCTCAGCGAAACAATCCAAACAGACAACCCCGTAGGTATTCGTGAGACCATTGACCTGTACGCATCCTTCTCCACCGCAGAACGGACACGGTTTTAGCTTATCCATCGCTCCCATCCCTCCATTCTTCGCAATCGTCCTCAAGGACAGTCTCAATCTCTTCGATAACGTCTTTCATAAGGATGTCGATGATTCCGCTATTTTCGATGTTTAATTCGAGTGCGTATCTAACCGCTTTAACAATCTGCTGTTCCGTTGCTATGTATTTGACCATTGCTCCTCCACCTTAAAAGTTGAGTCTTCTTTCAAAAGTTGAGTCTTCTTTCAAAAGTTGAATCTTCTTGCCCCATGTACAAGGTCAATAGTTCCCTCATACTCTCACACGCACTCAAGGGGCTGTGAGCGGCTTTCCTTGGCGGTTTAGCTCACCCCTGCCGAGTAGACATCACCCTTTCAGACTTTGCCATTTCGCGACCCTCGGCTTTGGAACATCGGGACACCCGGACTCGAACCGGGATCAAGGTCTTTTTCTACGCCCTGCCCTATAAGGCGCAAAGGCTGTGTACATCAGCCTAAGCTCTTCCATTGAGCTATGTCCCGTAATGCGCAACTGCTAACCTCCGTTTGTACCTCAAACCGTTCTCGTTGCGCAGAGTACCGCCTAATCGTCGGTTTCTCACTCTCGTGGCAATCCCGGCAAATGGGATGCTTGCTGAACCGAAAAGCCCTTCGGGACGGGCAGTTATCGAACTGCCATCAACGTCGCAGATATGCCCTCTGCTTGTTTATCCGGGTGCATACCCCGTAAAGCTCTAACCGCTTGAGCTACGTCCCGTGGGCGGTTTAAGGATTCACCGCAAACCACACATCCCGCCTCTCTTGGCCTGACGTTTTCCCGTGCCCGGTACTGGTCACTGTGGCTGGCGGTCATTTGCTCTCTGCCCCTGCTGCGGAATGGTGGGACTCGAACCCACGACACATGTTCCTCTAGCCATCTGAGTTACATTCCGCCCGCAGTTGATTACTCATCCTTCACAATCTCTATGTGATAGCCCAGAGCGGCAAGGAGTTTTTCGGCGTTTTCTAGGCTTATCGCCCTATCGCCTTTTAGCCAATTGTACAGAGACTTCCTACAGCAGCCTATATCTTGTGCAAGTTTTGATTCATTTATACAATTTCCCTTGCAAATCTCGCGTATTTTTTGTAAATTGTTACACATTTATTACAACCTCCATATGTGATACATTATGTTGTGGGTACAGACGTACCTGCCACAATTTATATAGATGTCGTGCGCCCGGAAAGGAGCCTCAATGGCAAGAATTTCAGTAACACGTGAATCCGATTCCGGTCGCAATGAATGGTTTCGTGACAACCATACAGGTCGCGGCATGAGCCGTCAGACTTTTGTAAAAGCGATTGAAAACGGAAAATATGAAAACTACCATATCCGTAACATCCACGGCGTGAAAACGCCTGTTTCAAATCCAGACAACAGCACAAGGAATAACCTTGGCTAATTGATAGGGCGCACGACATTCTATATCTTCTT